CACCGTTAGGAACAAAATAAATTTGAGCACTAGTGGATGCACCATATCCAGCATGTGCATACACACCGTCTATGTAAATCTTTTTGTTGTCAACACAAGTAATGACTCCTACCGTGCTTCCATATGCAACCTTGATGGGATTACATATCTTACCATATACAATTGGATTTGCCATAATTAAGTAACGATGTCAGCACCAGCACCAGCTCTTACAGCCATTAATTTTTTAAGTAGAACTTGTCTTTTCAATCTCATTACTCTCTTCTCCTTAGATTTTAACTCTTGATTCTCACGACCTTTCTTTTGTTGCTGCAATTGCTTAGCTTGCACATCATCTACACCAGGAGTTTTAGAACCATTAGAAGGCATGGGTGCAGTATCCTCAGGCAATTGTAAAATTGGTTTAGTAGGATCTCTCATAACAACATCATAATCCATTACCCTTGAACCAGGATATACCTTTACAATTGCATCTTGGACTTCTTTCTTAGAAGGAACCTTCAATTCTGGGAAGAACATCTGAAGAGACATATACTTACCACGCCATTGGAAAGTGACATACATTGTCTGTCCATTTACTCTTGGAAGAGTTGTTGCTTCATAAGTATAAGTCTTCTTACCAACTTTGGTATGTCCATACTCACCAGTTTTACCTGGACGTACTTGACCTAACTTACTACCTTTCCTAGAAGGACCAGTTGAGGTATTACGCCCTCTCTTGGTAGTAGGGTGTAATGTTGCTTTATCTTTTCCTTTCTTTGTGATTACAGCATCTTGGTCATACTTTTTACCAAGACGTTTCATCTGCTTTTTAAACTTCCTAAACTTTTTCTTAGGAGCATTGACAGCAATAGATGGCTCACTAACTGTCTTCTTTTCACCAGTCTTACTATCCGTTTCAGGATACTCACCTTTTACTTTCTTATAACCGTAACCCATACTACGGACTTTCTTGCCCAGTTCTTTGTTACGTGCTTTATTTTCCTTACTAGATTTGTCACCTCTATTAGCAGTTAGGACTGCGGTACTGCGCTTCTTAGAGTGCTGCACCTGACGTGACATACCACCTTCATCTATTTGATTCAACATTTCCACTTCCTCAGTGCTAGTGCCTTACGAGTAGGTCTACCCTTCTCATCTTTCATTGGTCCTTTCATACCACCCATGCGAGCACAGAATGATCTCTTTCTAGGACCGCCTTCTGGTTGTGGTGCTTTTAAATCACTACCAGGATTCTCACGTTCGTAAGATTTCCTACCTTTCTCATTCAATCCACCAGACTTATTTTTTCCTTCTTTACGTTGCCATGCTGCTACCTTTTCTAGAACTGTTTCTTCATTCTTAGGCCTGCAGTCAGGAACCATTTTCCCACCTTTCTTCTTCATACCAACTTTCTTATGAGTCTTCCAGCACTCATCATAAAATTTATCGAATGTTTTTAATTCTACTTCTTCTGATTTATTACCATAATTAGCAGCACCTTTCTTACGGCACTGAACTAATCTACCAGATGCATATGCAGAAGGCCAAACCTTTGCACTTGCTTTTACCTTATGGTAACAAGCATCTTTTTTACCACTACCCTTACCTTTCTTATCCTCTTCAGTGGCAAATGCTTTCTTCATCTTACCGATAGCATCTCCTTGTAGATGAGGTGGTAACTTAGATTCCCTTTTCTTATCTGCCTTCTTTTTAGCATCACCCATTTTACTATGTTCTATTTCTGGTTTCCAATCTTCTTTCATTTTTTTCTTGTCCGTAGAAACATAAGTTGGTTTTGCAGCACCTGACTTTGATTGTTGATTAGGATCTGCTTTCTTCTTTCTCCTAGATGCAGAAAGTCTTTCTGCTTTAGTCATACTGGCACGTTTAGAAGATGATACACACTTTGGTGTACCCTCACCAGGTTTATCACTAGCACAAGTACCACCTGTGACTACATTAACCCATCCACCTTTTCCATCCTTAGACTTAGAACCTTTGAACCACTTGTGAAGTGAACCTTCGCTCACTCCTCCTGAGGAACCGTTCCCATTGCCATTGCCGTTGCCAGCACTAGACCCATTAGCTCCTGAATGTCCATTACCATTTCCGTTGCCGTTTTTCTTAGATTTTTGTCCATCGTCATCATCTCTTGTCAAGTAACCACTACGCATAACATGCCATCCCTTAGGGATAGGTTTGCACTTTTTTGATTTAGTACAATAATATTGACCAGCAGGACAGTTCTTCATAAAAAATCAGAAGTCTCCTTATATTTATTACTCTTCTTCTTCTAATACTTGTTGATAGTACTTTATCTTCCTACGAAGAAACAGAACCTCTTTTTGAAGTTCTGCCTTTTCTTCTTCCAGAAGTTCTATCTCTTCTTGGTAGATTATAACACTCATGGAACTATTTAAACATTTAATGTCTTCTTCATCTTTGAAAAAGACATTAACCATGATAATCTTCTATATCAGAGTCCAGGTATTCCTGCCGCTTGCGCTGGAGGAGCCATACTAGGACTAGGGGTATCACCAATAGGATTAAGATCATTGGTCCCAAGAGGAAGTGCTCCGCCACCAAGTCCACCAAGTGATCCAGTAACTGCTTCAATAGCTTGTTGCTTAACTGAATCAATAATAGAATCTCTGTTGACATATACAAATAAGCCACTGCCAATAAGGGCAATAGATACAGCACCAGACGCAATAGCAACGACATTTACTAATTTTTGCATGACTTTAAAGTTCGTAAGTTTCCTTAGTATCTTCTGAAACACCAACTATTTTTAGAGGTGCTTGCTCAATACGAATAGTTTGAGAGGGACCAGCTTTAGCAATGATTGCTTCGATGTCCTGTGCAGTAGCAGGAGGAGGTCCACCATTAGGTCCACCATTACCATTACCATTCATCTTCATAGTACCATCACCTTTCTTAGATGCTGTCTGAATTCCGAAGCTAGCTAAAACTCCTGTAAATACCGAAGCAATAAAAGTTGGATCTATTTTTTGTTGTGGTACACCTGGAATCGCCACATAATTAAGAGTCAATATTCCACCCGACCACACCAACACGCCTAGACGTACAAATGTACTAACAATTGCTGCTTGTTCTTCAGCGTCTGGTAAGATTGCATCCTTTAACTTACCAAGAGCACCTTTTTCTTCAGCAACCTCTTCCTCTTTGATTTCTTCTTTTACTTCCTCAGCCATTCACTTTTTGCAGGGCTTAATATATATACGAATTTAGTCTCTAACACCCATTGACCATCTCTTAACTTGATTTAACCTTACAATACTATTGTGATCATCTATCTTATTAACATACTCTTTTGAGGCATCTACCATACCATCAATAGAATCATTCCCATCAAGTCTAGTTTGTAGAGTCATCTTCTCTACAGGAACCACTCCAAAGAATCTATTATACCTATCTTGTCCTGTCTCACCTGGTCCTTGGAAACCTTGATCTAAGGGAGTTGTATCATGTGGAAACAGTTTTGGTACATATCCTGCCATAGAAGGGTTGTTTGGTCCTACTGGGCCAGACATATTGGGACTCTCCGACATGAATTGTTTAAATGTCTTCATCCTAGTGCTAATACCATTCCTATTGATGCCTTACCTGTCAAATTAGAACCATCACCATAGTAAGTTACTGCTGCACCTGCAACTGCAGTAACCACACCAACAACCTCTACTCCACTATTTGCCGTTACAATACCAATAGAATCAACATTAGTTACATCTTCATATGTGATAGTACCTGCTGCTGATATGTTACCTTTAACATGCAAACTTTTTGCGATACCAACACCACCACTGAATAATACAGCACCATTATTCCATGCATGTGATTCGGTAGTATTACTGAAGGTAGTAATACCACTAACATCCATACCCATTGTAGATGTATTACCCTGCTTTAGTGTTTGATCTAGGGTTTCTGCAGCAGGAGAAAGAGCAGTACTAGCAATACCTACCCATTTAGTAGTTGCTTGATCAAATATCAATAACTTATTATCACCAGTAGTCTGATCAAAATCAACATCATCCAAATCCTTTATGGCTCCAGCACCACCGCCACCCATAGTTGACAGTTGGGTCTGGATTCTATTGATAAAAATTCTATAATGTTCTGCTAGGTCTTTTAAAGTAGCAAACTTCTGATCCATTGGTGTTAATGGATCTGTTCCACTACCAATATTTTCTGCTGTATCTGGTGGTTCATTCAGAATACCTTCTTGAAGTTCTAAATCTTTTTGCTTTAGTTGTATATCATATACTAGAGCTTTCAACTCAGTTAAATTTTTAATTTCTTTTTTAATAACTTTTAAATCTTCTTCATAATACTTTGGTTTAGGTAAAGACTTTATTCTTTCTTGAAGAGACTTAACCTCACCATCCATATGCTTGGCAAGATTATCTGTAGACTCTACGAAAGACTCTTGTAAGTTATCTACAGTTTTCTTTGTTACTTCACTAAATGCATCAAATCTTTCACCTACCTTTTCATTAAAAGTTATCTCAAACTCTTTTTGATTACTCTTTAGTTTCTTCTGAAGATTCCAAATAACAGTAGATTGTTCTCTCAGTTCTTTAAAGATATCTTTTCTTACAACATCAACTCTTTCATGGATTGTCTTAAAATCAGTCTTTGTCTCAAATGTCTTAGTATCACTTTCTTCATGTATTTTTTCTAACTCAGTAGTTACCCTTGCGGCAAGTGTTGATATGGTATCTTTAACTCCTCTAAAATCTTCATCAATAACATTGAATCCTTTTCCAACCCAAGCAAAATCAGGGACTTCTGTAACTTTATGAATCCAATTAGGTAAAGTTGGTATAGAATTTTCAACTTTATCAATTGATTCTTTTAATGCTTCTAACTCATTTTCATAATATCTAATTTCAGGTACTACTGGTATCTCATCTTTTACCTGTTGAATACTAGCAGATAACTCTTCTAATTCTGGTGCATAATCTTTTATTTCTGGTATCTCTGGTATGTCATTACGGACATCATTGACCATCCTTACCAACTCACCCCATTCAGGTGCTTTGATAACATCCTCTACTTCTAAAAAGGAGTTCCCATCAGCATCCTCAATGGTTTGAACTTCTTCTACAATTTCTTCTTTTGGTAAAAAATCATCTACCGATGGTAATGTAGGCTCGACAATAAACTCGTCTATTGACGGAAGATCAGCAAGAGGAGTTTTGTTTATCATATTTCTATTTATTTTGGGCCTTAGTGGCCTCTTTTAGCATCTTTGCCAAATCAGCAGTTGATCCAACAAAAAGGGAATTGTTAACAGTGGATGGTCCTTTCTGCACTGATTCCTCTTCAACATCTTTAAGTTTCTTCTGCAAATCCATTAGTTTATCAGTAGCATCTGAAACTGATTTAACTAATTGTCCAGCAACTTCGTATGCTCTTGGCATGTCGCTCTCTTGAGCAAGTTCAAGAATTCCATTAATTGCTTCTTGTCCTTTCTCAATGATAGAGTATAAATTGCCTCTTGTGTATTCGTAATCATTTCTGATATCGGTTTTATCCCGATCTTTAGGTGGTTTTTGAATACCAACCTTCCTAACATCTGTTACAACTTCACTTGCTACATCAAACGTTTTTTCTAATTCTGTAAAGTCTGCCATGATTATACATCCTTATTCTGAGATGGACTATACTGCTTAAAGTCTTGGAAGAATGAAGTTGTTTCATTGAATCCAAAATCATCACCTATATCAATAAGTGCATCATCAGCAGCAGTAATAAGATCTACTGTAGCACCATTGACATGTTCTGCAGCACTGGTTCCTTCTTGACCACGAAGAACAACGAGATTGTTTCCATCAATCTCTTTAATCTTCATGTTCTCAGTGCCAACATAAATGTGATTATCTACACTGAGAGCAGAAGAATCTGCTACAGTAACAAGAGTCTCTTTAACATCTAGAGTCTCTGCCAAATATGTAGTTCCATCGTTAGTATAATCTTTAACTGCCTGAGGTGTAACACTGTAGCGAACTTCTCTTCTAAAGTCCTTACCTTTTCTAGTGCTGTAATCAATGGTTGCTTTCTTGATTAAACCACTTGATGATTCTGGTACAGGTCCGAAGAGATATGTCTTAGCAGTAAATGTCATTGTGTAGATTAAAGCTCTACGTTCCGAAAAATCTCCTTCATAGTCATCGGTGAACGTAACGCTATCTAAAACTATAGGTACATCTCTTTTCTCTCCTATAGTAGAGAGCATATTAATTGTTAGGTTGTAAGAAGGTTGGAAGTATGGTAATATTTGTTCAACAATTTGCAAAGCATCATCATTTAATTTTGCAATCATATTGAGTTCAAAAGTCATATTATATGGAACTGGCATATAGACTTTCTTTGCCTTAGTCTTATCAGATGTAGGAGCAGATAAGAAAGTTTGAGTCTGAGTTACCTTTCTAGAAGGATCGTAACTTAAACCAGTAAACTCAAATGATAGTCGAGGTAAAGTTAAAGTTTGTGCGTTCTTTAGATCTGGTGCTTGCTCAATCCTTGCCAAAAACTTCTGGATTGGACCATATGCCAATGGCACTTTCATCACACTGACAGTTTTATTATCACCGTCCAAATGCTTGATCGTAATGTTATTGAAGAGGGTTCCAAAACCAATTACGGTCTTTCGCAGAATCTCATTATAGAAATATTCAAACACAGATAATAATTCGACTACTTACTATTTAACAAGTTCGGAGCCACCACCAAAATCATGGATACTTTCTGAACCACCTACAGCAAAGGGATTATACTTTGACGTTGCAATTTCATACATCTTTTCATGTATAGTTTTATCTTCTTCTTGATCTACACCAGGTGGTTGAATTTCTGATGGTGATGTATCAATAGGTTCGTCTGTTGCTATTGGCATACTATCATGGGGGTGAGGTTTATCGTGGAACCAAGAATCATAAGGAATTTCAGGAAGTGGCATTAGGCATCTCCAAATGGATTAGAACGTGTCCAGTCTAGTATATCATCTCCTTCTGATTGTATAGTTTGATTATCTGCATATGGAGTTACTATATCATCAGTAGTATCGACTGCAAGAGTATAAACTGCTGATGATTCGTCACCAGTAATAGACTCTCCTTGGAGGAATGTTCCTGTTGCAATACCAACCACAAGTGTCTTAGTGGTTGCATCCCAAGATTTGACTCTGGCCTTAGTTCCTGTAGTTCCACCTGTAACTTCTTCATTAAAGTAGAAGTCACCAGAACCAAGTAATCCAGGATTACTAATAGTGACAGTAGGTACTGCAGTGTATCCAGCACCAGCGTTAGAGAGTCTAGCAGACTGTATAGTGCCTCCAACAGCAACTACTTCTCCAACTGCCGTTGTACCTGTTCCAGGCGCAGTGAAAGTGATTGTAGGGGTAGTTCCATAATATCCTGAACCACCGTCTGTAATAGTAACCACACCAACTGTTCCAGTTGTTGCTATACCAACCGTTACAGCAATACCTGTTCCACCACCTCCAGTAAAGGTCACTGTTGGTATCTCT